TTTGTGCAAAAAAAAGGGAGATTTTTTCTTCCTTAATTTAATCATCTTTGACCTGATGATAAAGAACATTTCCTAGAATACTATCCTCTTTTTTCCAGTTCATATTCCAGAACAAACTACCCATCTTATTAACTGGAAGATCTAGTAATCTTCCTTCTTCATTAACATACATTGCATCACCATTTGGAAGTGGCAGTCTTTCGACATAGCCACCTACAAACTTTTGCATTTCTTCTAACTCTGGTAATTTATTTACAACTTTAAACTCTGTTTTCATTATCTCCTCCTTAATAACATTCACCACAAAGAACCTCACCGTCATCATCAAAACCGTAGTCTTCATAGATATCAAGTAAGGCAGCATCAACTTTATCTTCTTGAGCAGCCTGCATTACTTTAGGATCTTTGACTTTAAGCTCAACTGGGTTAGCTAGTTGAATTAAATTTTGACAATCTGGATTAGCACATTTACAAGCATTAAAAAAAACATTGTCTTTATAATACTCATAGTCACCAACCCAGAACTTTGCATTTTCAGGTTTCATATCTAAAACTACCATTTTTATCTCCTTAATTATTATCACCACATAATTATTGTATCAAAATCAAATAAATTGTCAAGTATTTTGTTATGCGCCAATTCTTCGAGATACGATTTGTAATAAATTATCTATTGCTATTTGTAATTTAATTTCGTAGTACATTGGTTTTTTGGTATTTAGGTATCTAGAATAAATAGCTTTTTGTTCTTCTTGATTTAAACTATGAATAACTGCATCAAGAGTTTTAACATTTTCTAATTCAGATGATTCATACATTTCATCAAATACATCGTAACTAGATTCACCTCCTGATGATAATCCTATTGATTTATTTGGATAGCCTAACTTATGATTATCAGACTTCATGTACAATTTCCATTTATCTAAAAGATCTAAAAGTCTATTCATGTCCATATTATTCTCCGTCTGAATAATAAATTGTATTTAAATGATGATCGCCATAACAAAATGTATTGTATTTGCTTTGATGCGAACAAATTGGCGCATCCTCAACTGTTCTTTTTGTAATTCCTTTTACTTTAAACTGGCTTGCAACTTCTTTAGCAGATGGATATAAAAGTTGAGCTAATAAACAATCATTGTGAGATTTAAATAAATAATAACCAGCTCTTCTTAACTTTGTATTTCTAATTATATTATTTTCTCTCATTACTTTAATTAAATTTGAGAGTGGTTGTTCAGCTATTTCAAATTGAGCAGATAATTCTTTTATTGTTTTAGCTTCTATATCTAATACGGCTAATATTTTATTAACAGCCTCCTTACGATTATATTTTTTACCGTTAAGTTCATACTCGTAATTTAAAAATTCTTTTTTATATTCTTTAGCTGACATCAACTTCCCTCACTTCCCAACGATTAGATTTATTTTTAAACCAACCATGAACTAATAGTGTCCAGTTAGCTTTCCTTAAATTGCTTGTGTGTGGTTCATGATCTGCGATCTTCTTAATTCTGGCTGACATATTTGATTTGCTAGTAACTTGGACTGCAACAGTTTGTCCGTCTTTGACAGCAAGTATATCCCAGCAGCCAAATAAATCACGCCTATTGCCAAACCCACGACCAAATGCAGGTATCCATACTTCAACGACTTGAACTGTCTCATACCCTTCACTCTTTAGTTTTTTTAGGCTGAGTTGTGTCGGACTTGTCTTTGCCATCTTTTCTCCCAAAAATTCTATCCCAGTTTTCTTCTATCTTTTTTGTATCTTCTTGTCTTCTGCTTGAACCTTTACCCATATATTCTCCTACCAATACATTATTAAACAATCATTATGCCTGATGATATGTCCTTGTAAAGTAATTCTATATTCACCAGATACATATTCTTTTAACCTTGCAATGTTATGCAAAAAATTACCTTTATGGAAAATAATATCCCCTACATTGTATTCTAAATATTTTTCTTCACCATCAATATATTCCAATCCAGCTCCAGATTTAGGAATATCTATTACCACAGTAAAACTTGATGATGTATCATTTTTTAATCCTAAAGTTTCATATGGATAATCTGTATGCCAGTTAGATGGATAATTTAAAAACGCTGGATTAGATTCAAAGATATGAAATGATGGATATGCAAACTCATGATTTAAATAAATCTGCTCACCAATCAAATTAGTTAAGTAAACTTGAACATTAACATATAAGTCTTTAAAATGATCTACTAATTTTGGATTTAATTTCCTAGCTTCTTTAAAGTATTCAGGTGCTTTACCATCCATGTAAACATTACGACCTAATGTATAAAATGGTGCTTCTGATCTTTGTATCCAGTAATTATTTAACTTAACCACATTAAATAAAATCTCATCAATATCTAATTGGTCTAATCCAAGCTTACCAACATGAATCATTTAATTTCCTTTTTAATTAAACCTTCTGGTAAATTTATATAGTCCTCATGCAAGCAACTTGTATATTCTGCATTGGGATAATGCTTTTCTGCGTATTCACTACTTGCAGCACAACTTGTAAAGTGTCCTACATATTCTGGTTTGTTCATAGTCATATAAACAACCAAAACATATTCAAACATCATATCTTTAACCTCCCAGTCTCTATTAAATACTGCATCGTATTTATATAAGCCTGATCCCACATATATCTTCTATCTTCTTTAGATAAATCTTTTCCATTATCTAGCTCAAAGTGACACTTATGACACAATGCTGCTACTAACGCATCGCTGTTTTTCAGACCCATGCCTTTACCTTGATTACGATGAGCAGCACATACAGTTCCATCTGATGTGCCGCAATTCATACAAGGCAATTCTCTTAATAATACTAAAAGTTTTTTAGAGCGATACATCTTTCATGTCTGGTAATTTGCAACCATACTCATAAGCAAAAAACTTAACCTGTCTTATGTATTCATTAAACTCTTCAGTATTTAATGTAGAGGTTCTTGTAATAACAATCACCGTCTCATTCTTAATTTCTTTCTCTTCTCGTAGATAGCGATAAGTTAATAGTTCGTGAATTTCTTCTGGCTCGTAGCCTAAATAGTCTCCAAGTATTCTATATAAATGCCAGAGATATTTGTTTTGATCTACCGATCTACTGTGCTTACCTTCTTTAATTTCTACTTTCCACATTTTAGTAAAATCCAATTCTTTTAACTTTTGGATTAGGCTACCTAGATTGTGTTTTGTTAGACTGAATCTCATAGTCAACCCATCCTTTCGATTTGAATACTATACCATCTTTTGATGTGGCTTTATACACCGCATCTGGAAATTCTTTTTTAATTAATTTAATAAATTCATTTACACTCATAACGGTCTCTCCTTGTAAGTTAAACTTTTTTCATCAAACCACAAACCAAATGTTCCCTCAAATGTATAGTTACGCTGCTTCTGAACTGTAAGGTAAGCAGTTGGTTCGTTTATTCTTTCTTCTGGGCAGTTCCCAGCAAACTTAAGATCTTCAACCTCACGATTACGAAAACATAATAAAATATTGTCACTTAAATTTCTAATATGGCTAGAACCTAATATGTTTGTTGCATCAGGTCTTTGATATTCATCAGACATTTTTCTAGTGTGACAAACTAAAAATACATGGATATTTAAATCTCTACAATACGCAGCTAATCTATCAATAAAATTTTTCTGGGCATCATAATTGTCTTCAGAGATGTCTCCCATCTTCATTAATGAGTCAATTACAAATACATCTATACCCAATATTTCTTTACCATATTGCAGAACAGCAAACATATCTTTAGAATCTGTCACACCTTGCTGATCGTATATATATAACTTTTCTAAATACTCATCGCAAAATTCTTTTAGAAATTTTTCAGTTGGGTCTGGAGAACCTAGCTTTTGCTGAACCATGCGTGACAAAGTTAAAACAGGTTTCATCTCCATGCTTGCTATAAGAACTTTTGTATAGTGCATCATGTATAAACAAATTTGAGATAGCATCATTGACTTACCATGTCCAGAAACTCCAGTAAAAATTGTAAGCTCACCATTACGAACTGCAAAATTACCATCAGCTTTTGCAAACGGTAAAGAATAACCTGAGTTTCGTTCTTCTTTGTAATACTTTACCAACTGCTCGTAATATCCATCAGTTGATTTAATCTTATAGTCTGCTTGAGTAAATGATCCAGTCTCTTCATCAACCTGATCTTTTGTGATGATGATGCGATCCATTAATTCACCTACGGTCATCTCTTTCATAACACTCTACCTCTTATTTGTGGGACTGTAACAACATCGTCTAAATACATTTTTTGGTTCAAATAGGTGGATGGATGCTGCACAAATCCTTCCTTCCATTGTTTTGATTGTTTAATACTTTCTAGATGTTTAATGATTTTATCAACCTCACCATCTAGCTTTTGCTTTTTCCATATACCATATGAATGATCCTTCTTTACTTTATTTGGATAACTATCCCAGAATTTTTTAAATGCTTCGCTATATACTTGGGTTTTGGGTTTTGGGTTATGGGTATTGGGTTGCATACCATTAGCATTGCTGTTGCTTTGCTGTGGCTTTGCTGTAGCATTACTATTCCATCTTTTGTATGCTTTTTCCCTAGCCTTTTCGCTTCTTTCATACATCTTTTCTAATTCCTCATCTATTCTGCTATGGGTATAACAATCTTCCTCTTCTCTAAAAAATAGTTTCAAGATTAATTGTACTTGTTCATTAGTTGCTTGAACTTTCATAGCTAAAAGGTCAATATCCTTAATTAATGGTTTTTCTTGGTCGTAATATAACCATAACAATTCAAGATATATACTTCTTTGTTCATGATTGAGAAAATTAGTATCTTTTTTAAAATCACCAATATGGTGTAGATAATAATTCAAAATAAATACTCCTCCGTATATAAGTTATAAAACACAATTAAATATTTTTTAACACATATTCAATCTGTATAGTTCTATAATTTGGAATTTCTCGATCTGGATGTTTTGCCCAATAAGCTACTGCTTGTGTTGATATATCAAGCGCTTTAGCTAATTCTCTACGGCTTCCGTTAAATTTTTGTACTGCTTCGTTATAGGTCATTATTTGTCCTTAATAAAAAAAATTAAAAAATACCCTGACATTTTTCTCGCTCATGCGTTTAGAGGATGTAGTCAGATTAATTAAGATTCTAATCGGTTACAAAATAGATTGCAAGTAATTTGAAAAAATATTTGCAAATACAATTTTTTTGTTATATAGTTTTATTGAAGTTAATAAATAAGGAGATAATAATTATGGAAGTACAATTTAATCAAGAACTAACATTTGAAGATAAGTATCGTAACTTTGATGTTAATTTTGTAGTATTAGCAAATGTTCGAGAAGAAAAAGTTGTCGGATACCCTACAGAAGTTATTGTAGATATTTTAGATGTTGAGGTTAGTGATGCTCGTGATGTAACACCATTTGAAAATGGTCAGAGTGTTCTTAATGACCTTAATGAAGATGATGTAGAATTTCTTAAAGATCAAGCAGTAAAGGAGGCAGTCTGATGAGTGCATCTAAAGATCAATACATGGAGTCACTACAATTCGAGTTACATTGTGTAACTAATGCTATTCTTGAGCAAAACGAAATACAAGCAAATGCAATAGCTGGTATTAAAGAAGATTTGCTAGAGTTGCATAATTACATATTGCAACAACAGCAGGAGAAAGAGAATGGTTAAAAAATTAGATTCCGTTAAAATCGGAAAAGGTGATAATACAAACGAGTATGTGATGGTGCATACTCGTATTATCGAGTTTAGAAGATTGTATCCAACAGGATCAATTTTAACTGAAATACTTTCACATGAGAATGGTATGGTTGTTATCAGATCACAAGCAATCGTTGACGGTCAAATATTAGCAACTGGTCATGCTTATGAAAAAGAAGGTAGTTCTTTTATCAATAAACAATCTTATATTGAAAATTGTGAGACAAGTAGTGTAGGTAGATGTTTAGGTATTCTTGGTATTGGTATTGAAAATGGTATTGCATCAGAGGAAGAAGTAAAAAATGCAAAACTTAACCTGAGTGAAACACCAAAAGCATTATCAGAAAATGCTGTATCGTTTTTAGCTGATAAACTTCCTAGTGCAGAAGAAAAAGTTAAAAAAGAAATATGGCAAATGCTGCACGCTTCTCATAGAGATCAACTAAGGGAAAAGACAGATGCACTCGCATCTAAGTAATACAAAACTTCGTAACTCAATCGTGACTGCTAGCCAAGCATGGTCGGCAGTCTACGAAAGACAAAAGTTATGGAGGGAAAAGACTGGTCGTGCAGAACCTTTTGAAGGTAATGAGATGACTGAATGGGGAAACGATCATGAGCATATAGCTCTTGCAGCGTTTGAAGATGAAATGAATGGTATTTGTCGTGCAGGTAATAAGCTTATAATTCATCCTGATAA